GCACACTTTAAGTATTCTTCTCTAATTATTTGTCTTAATTCGTGTTTTAGCATTGTTTTGTGTTTTTATTGGTTTGATATAAATATTAATATAAGATGGCTCCTTACAGGAGCCAAACTTATTTTATTTTTGATATGAGTTTATATAATCTGTTATATCTTTAATAGTACCCCAACTTACATTATATTCTCTACTTAAGTCTGAACGTTTATGTCCTAAGTTAAATTTGGTTCTTATCTCCTCAACTATAGTAGGTGATACTAATTTAGGGTGGACAGGAGTAGGATTATATTTATAATATTCTTTTAATCCTTGACTTAATTTTTGCTTCTGTTCTTCAGTATATTTATAGCCTTTAGGTCCTTTAGATTCCCATGTTACTTTACGACCTTTAAGAGCTTTAGATATTTTTTGTTTTGTACTTTCCATTAACGCTCCTGTTCTATTGCCTAATCTAATATTTAATCCTTCTTTTATGCAATTAAAATGTTTAATCCAATATATTTCACGTTCATGAAATATATCTTCATTACATTCCTCTATTATTTCAAATATATGATTATCAAATCCGTATTTAACTAAGCTATTATACAATTTAATTTGCCCAGCCATACTTAATCGTCTATATTCAGATAATCTACGTTTAAAATCAATAGTACACCCAATATATATTCTATTATTAGGATTAGTAATTTTATAAATAACTCCTGCCATATTATCGTTTACAATAAATATAGCAGGAGTATAATTTCACATGCTCCTCCGTTACACTATTTCGCAGCCTCCTGCTCCACAGGCAATGTTATCACCCAATGATGTTTCATCGCTAAATTCAATNNACTTTAGATAAATCAATGTTATGTAAATGTGTTACCATTTCATCAAATTGTTCTTTGGTAATGTCTTCAAATGGAGCTTGAGTGTATGTTCCTCCGAAGTAAGGTAGTACTGATAAGCCATTGAATGTTTCTTTATTTTCCCACATCCATTTACCTACTTCTTCCCATTCACCTTCTTTAATTGATACCGTTGCTGATACATTGTTTGTATTTGCTCCTTTACGGTGTCCTTTTTTAACCCATTTTGTGTTAAATAATTTAACACGCTCAAGCATATCCATTACATTTTCAGTTCTTACTATTGAGCCTTCAGGTGCTGATTGTGGTACTGAAATAACTGCTTGAATTGTTGGTTTGAAGAAGTCATCTTCAACTAATTCTGGATGGTTAATTGCTAAATGAGAATATATTGCTTCGTTTTTACCTACTCTGATACGTCTGATATAGTAGTTATTATGCCAAGCGTGAATACCACTTGATGTTCCTAATACTAATGAACTAGTACCTGATGGTTTTACAGTAGTAACACGAGCTGCTTTATTAATACCAATTAATTCAGCAACACGAGCATTTTCTTCTTTAGCTATTTCAGCTGCTTCTTTTAAATTCATTTTTAATACAGCACCAGAACCTATACCTGTCATTCCAACGCCAAGTAAAGCATCTTTCTCAGTTGTTTTACGCCAAATATCTCTTAGGTAGTGAAAGTCAGTATATGCTGCTTGTAATGTACCTATGAATGCACCTACTTTAACTCGTTCGTTTAAATCTTCTTGTGATTCAACATTTGATACGTTTACTTCACATAAGTTACAGAACTGGTATGGGCGAAGTGCTATTTCGCAACATGGGTTTGTTCCCCAATCTTTATCATTACTGAAGTAGATACCAGGTTCTCCTGAATTACTCAATTCAATTTTCTTCCATAATTTAAAGAATTCTTCTTCATCTATTTTGTGACGTAATACTACAGCACTGTTGTTTGAACGTCCACGCTGTGGATTTTCTTCCCACCAATTTCCAAATTTACATGTTAGCATTGCTTCATCATCTAAATCAAATAATGAAATTAATGCTGCTCTTCTAATACCACCACTTAATACTGCATCCGCAATATGACAAGCCATATCGTGTACTTCTAGTGATGTTAATCTATCACCACTTTTCTTTCTATCAAGTATTTTTTGTAATTGGAATAAACATTCTTTTAATGGTTCGGGACCTGGTGCTTTACCACCTACAGTAATTAATTGAGCGCCTTTTGGTCTGATATCTCTAAAATCAAATAATGGTAATGAACCACCTGTAAAATATGCTTTGCATAGCATTCTAACTGCATCAGCCCATCCTTCAATACTGTCACCAATTAAATAACGTTTATGTTTTGTTGGTACAGTTATTTCAGGAAGTTTTTCGATGTGATGTGTTTGTACACTATAACCTACTCCTGTTCCTGATAGTAATAGGAACATAATTTCACTAAATGATCTCCAATCATCAATTGGTAAGAATGAACAGTTAAAGATACGAGTGTTATTCAATTCAATTGGTTTACCAGCGAATTGTAATGAACGCATTGATGGTAATACTTTTTTAGCATAAACTAATTTATAAGCATTTTCTATTTCATCATGCAATTGAGGAAATTTTGCTTGGTGCATTTCTTTGTTTCGGGTAACTAATTCTTCCCATGTTTCTCGTCTCTTTTTCTCAGGAACATACTTTGCATACTTCATATACACTGTAATGTCACTGAGGATGTTCTGTTCTACGTTCATTTTTTGTTGTTCTTTAAAATAGTTTTTTAATATATTAAAATCTTACATCAGAACCAGGAAATACAATAATACCTGGGTCTTTTTCTCCTTGAGAGTTTACAATTTGTTCTTGTGGTTTAACTTTAATTTTTACTCCTTGTATACTCATCTCTCCACCCTGTTGAAGTGTCTTTTTAAATAGTGTTTCTTGACCTACAGTCCATGTAGCACTGAAGTCTATTATTTCTTGTTTTGAGGCTAGTTTATCGTTAAAGAAGACATCAATCCCCTTTCTTATTGATTGTGGTTTTAGCATTTTATAGATATTGTTTAATAATACTGTTTACAACTGCTTTTGGTTTTACTCCACTAAAACGATGTACTTGATGTCCATCTTTTTCAAATATAATAGTGGGTACTGATTGTACACCTGATTGTATAGCTAAATCTTTATTATCATCAACGTCTATATCTACAAAACGTACATTTGGATTTTCTTTTTTAACTTCTTCGAATACAGGGACCATTTGGCGACATGGCATACACCACGTTGCCGAAAACTTCTTAACGGTTAACATAAAGTGATTATTTTTGTGTTTATAAATATAATGTAATCTACGTTCCCTCCTCATATTTTGCAAACTTACTGCGAAGAATATACTTATCTTCTTCACCAATGTCTGAGAAAGGGTTTGTCTGTTTATTGTTACCTTTTGCTTTGGTTTCGAATTCTTCATCATCCAAAGGTTGATTGAATATATCAATAAAACCATTAGCTGTGTTTATTCTTGAACCAAATGTTAATCCATCAGCACCATATCTATTTTTAATAAAGTGCCAGTTACCAGTTCCATTAACCTTATCTTTACGACCACGTGCTAAGGATATAATTATATCTCCAATCATAATTTTATCATATGATCCTGCTGCGTTTTCAGCTTGTAATATATCTTTATCAGCACCTGTTCTATTTGCTTGTGAAGGCGATACAATCGGTATGCATAATTGTTTAGCTAATCCTTTAGCTTCAGTATATACATCATCAATTTCATCCTTACGTTCTTTTCTACCTTTGGTACGTAGTAAATCTAAATAGTCAATTATGATTAGATCTGGTTTAAATTCATTTTGATGTTCTAGTTGTTGTAAATGGGCTTCAATTGTGTCTAGTGATGCACGTTTTGGTGCATATTCTTTAATTACAATTTTACCTTTAACCTTACTGATTGCTTCTTCAACTTCGCTACGATGATCGTTTAATTTATCAACATCAACACCTGAGAATACTGCGTCATAACGTTTACCAACGTATCCTTCAGATAATTCTAGTGTATAGTGTACTACGTTATAACCTAATGCTGCTGCATAAGCGCCCATTGCAATTACTCCCCATGACTTACCACCACCTGGATTACCGAATACTAATACTAAATCACCTTTACCATAACCACCTTGTGTTAATTCGTTAAACGTTTTCCAAGGGAATGGTATAGCGTTTCTATCGTCATCTCTATAACGTGCTTCAACATCTGCTTCGTATAAGTGACCTATATTCTTTTCTTCACCCGCTTTCATCGCCATATTAATCAATGAACGAATACCATCATAATCACCTAAGTTGAGTAGATCAACTGATGTCATAATGGCTTTCTTCATTTGTTGGTTCTTACAAAAGCTACTAAATTCTTCTTCTACCCATTCTAAATCTGATACATCAGACATTTTATACGCTTCACGTAGTGCATCTGTAAGTGAAATACGTAATACTTCATTATCAATCTTTTTAATTTCGATTGATAGTGTTTCTATAGTTGGGTATGTGTGGTACTGATTAAAGTATTTAATGATATACTCAATTATCCACTTATGTGCTTGGGATTCGAAATATTCACTGTCAAGTGAATCAGCGATGTTTAATAGGAAATCTCTTTGTGTTAATAATGCACCTAAAACTTTTGTTTGAAAACTATGTCCATATTTCGAAAGAGATGAGAGGGTTGTCATTTATAACTTATTTATTCTAAATATAAAATATTATTTCTGCCCTTCAAAATTTAAAGGTCCAAAAACTTGATTTAGCCAATTTGGAGTGTTAGGAATAGATTCACCTAACAGATCGTTTACATATAATTGCATAAACATATGTTTATCTAATAAGTAAACTGTTTTGAAACTATCCTGAATTTGCTGAATATTCTCTTCTGATAATGGAATAGTCTTTAAATTCATTAATTTACTATTGATTTCTAGTTGATGTTTTCTTTCAATTATTCTACCGTATAATTCATGTTCTCCTACTTTTATAGCTGCTTTATCCAGCATTTCATTTAATGTCGTTGGAGTGTCTGATGCTAATTCAGGAAACATTTTAATAACCTTTTTAGGGCCTAATCCATTAATACCTGGTAGGTTATCAGATGCATCACCCATCAATATTTTGTAGTTAACAAAATTATAACTACTTACATGATATTCTTCTAATACATCTTTTGGTTTATATATTCTCTTCTTTGTAGGTGAATATAATTTAGTTTTATCACTTACCAATTGAAGAAAATCCTGATCTGCTGACATTATAGTTACTTCTTTAGTTGCAGCATAATTTTCGAATTTGCCTACTAAATAACCTATAACATCATCTGCTTCAATTCCATCAACACAAATAATTGATACTGGTAGAAGTTGAAGGTACTGAATCAACCTAGCCATTTGGTTATTGATTGATTCAGTTTCTTCATCTTTAGAACTAAATATAGAATAGTTAGTCATCCGATTTTTATTCCTGTTTGCTTTATAGTCAGGATATAAATTTCGTTTACTATTGGAGCCGCCTACACCATCAAATACAATAACCACTTTAGTTGGTTCTAGCATTTTGATAGCATAACCAACTGATTTTAGGAAACCAGTCAATCCACCAATATGAGCTCCTTCCTGATTGATGTGGTTAATTATAGTAAAACTCCTTAAAAATGTATTAAGACCGTCTATTATAAGAATAGAATCAGAGACACCTCGCTGATCGTTATTAACTTTAGATAATATATCAGCGTATTTATTCTTCATCTAATGGTATATCAGTTAAATTTTCTTTCATTTCATCTTCTTCGACAATATCAAACGAATCAGTACCTAAGATAGCTAACCATTCTTTGGAATGTTCTTTCTTATAAGCATCAATCGCTTTTTTATCATCATCAATAAACCCGTGAACCGTCATTGTTACAGTACCTTTTGTTTGTACACCTGTAACGTGGTTCTTATCAACTGATATTTTAGTACGTTTAGCAAACTCTACATCTTTACCATCTTTAGTTGCTTTAATCTTACTAGTACCACTATTGGTAATATTACCAAACGTTACTACTAATGAAGCATCAAAAAACATTGTATCACCACCTTTATTTTTCATTTTTGGTTGTTCCATAGGTGAATTAGGTTTTGCAACCCATACCTTATTAACAGCAACAAATGTGTTTGTATACGGTTGGTTTTCTTTACGTGATAGAATAATTTTCTGATTAATAAAGTTACCAAATTGTTGAGACATAGCACCTGCATTCCATTCGTTGTTGTTCTTATTTGATTCAACAGATAATCTACATGGTATAGATCCTACTGAATCCCATAGGAATAATAAATTGAATGGTAGTTTACCTTGTGCTTGTTCGCTTAATAGATCAGCAATAAATGCTGCTACATCTTCAATTGTGTTTAGTGAACCTCTATCTACATATAGGAAAAATCCTTTGTAGTCAGTTACTTCACCTGTTGATTCGTCTACTACAGGTTCCATTTCGAAACCCATTTGAATAGCGTGATCCCAATTCCATTTCATCTCAGTAACGATAAAGACAGGTAGCACACCTATTTTTTGTGCTGCTACAGCTGCCTCTAACATTGCTGTTGTTTTACCTGTATCACTATGGCCACGTAATAGTGTTATGTGGCCCATAGGAATACCTGGTAATGAAATGACATCTTGGAATGCTTTGGATAGATTTATCCATCTTTGTGGTTTGAACTTAACACTTTGATCAAGAAATTTAGATTTCTTAAACGAAGATAAGTCAAACGATTTGTTGATTGAGGTACTAATTACCTCGCTCAATGAGCTTTTTCCCTTTGCCATAACAGTTTTAATTAATTAAATAAATCGTCGAATTTGTCTGCGTTAGACGTTTTTGGTTTTACATCCAGCTTATACGCTTCAGCTGGTTTGTTCATTTCTGTTAGGAAATCATCTTCCTCTTCGTCTTCGTCTTTAGAAACGATTGGTGCTTCAGTATCTTCTTCGCTATCTGGGTTCAACCACTTATCTAATAAATCTTTCAATTCATCAAATGTGTATTGTTTGTTAATAGCAAAGATGTCTGGTTGTTCGTTCAATGCTTTTTCTACTAAAGCAGCATCTTTAGAAATTGGTGTTGTTTTAGGTTTAACACGAATGTTACATTTAACACCTTTTCTTCCAGCAACAACATCTTCTACTGCTTCGATTGTGAAGTCACGTCCATCAGTGATGTCTGTATAATCACCATAATCTTCATCAGCAGCGATACCTAACAATTGCTCGTAAATTAATTTACCAAATTCCCATAGACGAGCGCCTTGCTCTTCTTCACCACGTACCAATACTGGAACGAAGTAACGTAATTTCGGTTCAATTTTTTTAGCTAATTGCCAATCTTCTTTGTCAGATGATTTGCGAAGGTTTTTTGCAAATTCAACGATAGGATCTTTCTCGTTCCAGTTAGTCAACGCCAAAATTGGTCCCTTGGAGAAACCATAGTGGAAGTAAACTTCACGGAATGGATTTGATTTGTCGAATTTTGAGGGGAGGATACGAACTTGGTATTTACCAGGTTTCGGTTTGAAAAAGATCTTACTGTAATCTACTTTTTCACGTTTTTGTCCTTTGTTTTGAGAAGCGGACAGCTTCTGTTTGATGACGCTTAAGTCCATAATACATGTTTTTAAATGTGAGGTGTTCTATGAACACAATAATAA